TTTACAAAATTATGAAGGAACTGAAACGCAAGTAATAACACAGCAAAAATCAGGATATAACCAAAGAGTAAATATAGAGGGGTTAATAAAAAGAAATATATCATTAGCAAGAGGTACTAGAAAAAATGACTTTACTTATGTAGAAAATATAGTAAAAAGCTATTTAAATTTTATATCTGCTCAAGTTAATGTTTATGAGGCTGCTATAAATGCCGTTATATTTTCTGTCAATATAATTGCTAATAGCTTTCTTTCTGCTATATCATTTCTTGCTAATCTATTACAAGTTCCTTTTAACGTACCTAAAATTAAGGTAGGTAAGTTACCTTACTCTGATTTATCTAGCAGCATAAGAGATAGAAAAGGTATGTTACTTATGGAAAATGATTTTGTAAGTGTGCCAAAAGACTTAATTTTAAGCGTTAATACGACTAGTGATAGGTCAACTAAATTGTCTGTTAATGATGAAATAAAAATAAATTCACTATATTTGTATAATAATTATCATGCTATTAATTCTTTTTTACCAACTAGCTTAAAACCTACTGGTAATCAATATGAAATACATGAAGTAGAAGGTGTTCCTTTCTGTTTTGATGATTATCAATTAGTAAAAGCCTCAAACTACATGAAGGATGATATAGGTAGGGATGGAGAAATACTATCTCTTAATTGGAATGTAAGAAAATTAACTGCTAGTGCAGACTATAAAGTTAAGCAACTTTGGACTAATAATTTAAAAGAAAACAAAATTACACCTGATGGAAGCTAAGAAATTTGAAGATTTTATAGGTAATTTAGAAGTATTTATGGACTCCGCTAAAGGATTAGCAGATGAATTAAATCTATCTGATGAAGATAAAGCTAAATACGAAAAGGAATTAAAGAAAGAGGTAGATGAAGCTACTGAAAAATTAAGGGTAGAGTTTGCTAAATTAAAAGAAATTACTAAAGAATAATATGGCTACAGTAATAACCTCTACTACTTTTGCTGATGAGTTTAACACAGGAACTAGCACTAATTTAAATGCTAATGTATCTGATGTTATAACTACTACTATAAATCTATACGAAGAAACTACAATAGATGCAGGGAGAGACTCATCATATAATATTACTATGTCTAATACTTTTGCAGATGGTATTAATGGCATTGGTTTTAATGGGAGTTTAGGACATATATTACTTACATTAGATAGTTCTTTTAGCTCTGATATAGATGATAGTATATTAATAGGTTTAGAGGGTAGGGAAGTTACTACATCAGGCTTTGCCACAAATTATACAGGATTAGTAGTAGCTGTAGGCATAAGCCCGTTTGCAGACAAATATATTGTATTAGAAAACGTTAATCTAGCTCAGGGTGTAGACGCTTCTGCTATTGGTGTATTCTATTTTAGTGGTAATGTAGAGGCAATAGATTTTGAATATGTTTTAAATGATAGCGGTAATAGGTCTTCTATAGATGGCAATGGTTATCCTGTTTTTTCAACTCCTACTAATATATTAGATGCTAGTGATACGGGAACTATTCACTCTATACCAACTAAATATAACGGAGCTTTTAATACAGGCTCTTTAACTGTGCAGGGAAAGGGTAAAATTACAAGCGGAAACATATATAATAGACAATCTTTTCAACTTATACATACTACACAGGCAACGCCTATATCTATATACGGAGATGGAAGTACTACACAGCCTGAAGGATTATCTTTAGATTATATAAATGGTAGTGCTATTTTTACTGAAGGTAATATAGGACATTACGCTACAAATATAACGTTAAAAGAAAATCCAAGCGATACAGGAATAGACCCTTTGTACCCTTCAGGGGGTTTAGATCAAGACAATACAGTAGGCATAATAGATATATCTCCTCAAGTATCTACTTTCAATCAAAAGTATTTACAAGGTGCTACTAATTATTCTACATCTAATTTCAGTATTATTAGAACTTCTGATAGTGAAGATAGTGGGGGTGTACCACTTGTTAACGCTAAGTTTACAGTATCTTTTGATATAGATAATACAAGTGATAGCCCTTTTAGTGATGGTAATACTAAAGTTAAAATAGGGATTGAAAATATACCCGACTCTTTAGATGAAACATTAGATTACACACAAGCCTTTTTAAGTGATAGCGTTATATCTACTTTAGGAGATGCAGCAGCTACGGGAACTGCTACAGGTAACGCTTCTAGTATTACTAATTATACTGCTACTTATAATAGTGCTACTTCTATATCTATTTCATTTGATGTAGAGTTTAGTTCAGGAGCTATAACTCAAATAAACAATAGTTCTATACCTTACTTTTCTATATATGCTGAAACACAAAATTACTTATTAGGTTATACTGATAGTGATAGGGTAGTATTACAACCGTTTTCAGGAGAAGGAATACCTAACATATTATTAGATCCTGCTACGGTTAACGGAACTCAATTTATAACAGCTCCTTATGATGACTTTAGTACTGGTATAGATGCTAGTGATATTGATGGTTTTAAGGTACAACTTTTAACAGGCTCTACAAACTTTAGTCTAGATTGGACTGATAGACCTGAGTTAAGATTAACAAGTGTAGAGCAAAAATTAGTATTAAAAAATACATCTACTTTAGAAGAAATAGAGTTAGATACTACTACTATTCCTGTAAGTGTATTTAGATTAATAGATAACGAATACCCTGACACAAATAATTATAGTATATTAAAAGGTTTTAAAATACCTAATGATGAAGTAAGAAATAAAATAGAAATGACTAACATTTCAGATGTTTCTAATGTTAGAACTTTTGAGGTGTTTTTTCCTTTCTTTATTAGATGGGAAGATTATACTGAATTAATAACTAATAATGTACAGTCTTCTATATTAGATTCAAGCGAGCCTTTTAATGGTGTAAATTATGATATTAATAGAATAGATGATATAGCTAACTGGGAAGTAGATTATAGAATTACTATTAATAGTGAAGAAAGTGGAGTAGTTTTTAGTCAAGATTTCGACTATACAATACCGACAAGTAACTATGATGAGCATCCTGACGTATTAAGTAGAAGTATAGATTCATTTGAAGAAGACGGTGTAACTAGTTTAGAAGTAAGTGGAGAAAAGTATATAGATTCTAAGAATAAAACCGTAATAGTAGGTACTTGGAATATGAATTATACACCTACTGCTATTACTGAATTTGAAATAGAATTTTATATAGAGGCTTTTGAAAATGGTAGCCCTACAAAGATACAAAGAATAAGTAGTGTAAATGATTTACTTTCTTCTAGTTGGTTTAGTTCAACTACTGGAGATGGCTTAGTAACTAAAAGTATAAGTGGAGACTCTTGTATAGGTACTGTATATATAGATAATGATAAATTAGTTAATTATGAGTCATATACTATTTATGGTACTTTCTACAATCCTAAGAGACCTGATGAGGGGTTATTAGTTGAAAGTGGAGATAGTTTTATAACAGAAGGAGGGGACTTTTTAATAGAAGATTTTTAATAATATAATATAATAAGATGGCAAGTAAAAAATTTACGGAATTACCAGCGGTTACAACCGATCCAAACGCAAGTAGTGTAATAGCTGTTAGTGTATTCGATGGTGCTACTACTTACACAAGTGAGAAACTAACATTACAACAAGTTAATAAAGCATCTAGTAATGCTTTTGCAACTTTAACGGATGGAGCTACTGTTACTTGGGATATGGATGTAACAGATAACGCAGTAGTAACTATAACGGCTACTAGAATTTTAGCTATAACTAATGCTAAAAACGGGCATGTAGGAATACTAAAAGTAATACAAGATGGTACTGGAGGGTGGTCATTAACATTACCAGCTAATAGTAAAGTAAACGGAGGCGGTGCGGGTGCTATAACTCTTTCTGCTGCTGCTAATTCAGAAGATGTATTATCTTATGTTTATGATGGTACTGATTACTTATGGACTTACGGATTAAACTATAATTAATAATTATGAGTAGAACTTATTTTTATGCGTTAAATAAAAAGATTTGGGAAAACCTATATTCATTTCTATTTGATGGCGGAGGAGAAAAAGCGGCTACTATTGGATCTTTAGATTCTTTTAATTTCATTCAAAATACAGGAGTTTTCAGTATTTCGTTATGGTTTAAAATGACTGATTATACTGATGGTACAGAAAGATACTTTGCAGGTAATAGTAATACAGGAAGTAACAAAGGTTTTTATTTTAGATACTTACCAACTACGGACACGATAGGAATTGTTCTTACAAGTGGCTCAGGTAATATAATAAACTCAGCTACTTCTACACTAACTGTTATCGATAATGATTGGCATCATTTAGTAGTGACAGGAAATGATACAAATATATTCTTTTATTTAGACAATGTAAAAGAGCAAGGTAGTGGTACAATGGGTACTAAATCAACAGGAGACAGCACAAACTTATTGGCAATAGCTAATTTGTTAAGTAGTGGAGCAGCTACTTTTAAGGGGAATTTAGACGAGGTTTCTATTTACGATGTTGCTTTGAGTGATTCACAGGTTTCAGAGATTTACAATTCAGGTACTCCAAATAATCTATCTAGTCTATCAACTTTTACAGATTGTCAGTTGTGGATGAGATTTGATGAGGCTGCATGGAATGGCTTAGAATTTGACTTAACAGACAGTAGTAATAATGCTTATACGGGTTTAACGGTTAGTATGGAGGAAGAAGATAAAGTTTTAGACGTACCATCTTAATAAAATAATATGCCTATAATATCAGAAAGTACATATCAAAAATTTACATTACTTCAAAGTAAAACGGTTGTAATAGATAACTCTACTATTGGAAGTGATGCAAATGAGTGTACATTCGAATTACCAGCATTTGCCTATCCTGTAGACACAACAGATACATATAGAAATGATTTTACTTCTAGTCTATTATCTTTAACTAATAGATATAGTAGCCCTGAATTTTATTTAGAAAAACAGAACGGATGTAATTGGGATGAAGTAGCTCAATTAACAGATAGTACTTATGGTACTTATTATACATTTGCTTCTTTGCCTAATTGGTCTGGGTTTAAAGTAGAATGGTATAAGGTTTATAATTTAGAAGGTGCTAATTGTTATAGAATACGTCAAGAATATACATCAATTGTAGATGCTGAAGTATTTGTAAACTATTCTTATAAGTATAATCTTAAATTATTTACAGCAAATTTAGCGGATAAAACTACCAAGATTTCGTATAATATTAATGGCGGTTTAATTGGATCTACTTTAGATTCATCTACAAAAATAGATTATAAAGACAATGTATGGGAGCGTGAAATAAGATTGCCTCAAAGTTCTTTTATGTTTGAGAGTTCAGAGTATGAAAGAGAGTTCACAAGGTATAAAAACGGTGGGCAGGAATGGACTATAGATAATCAAGTTGAAACCATACAATATAATGTAAGGAAAATACCTTATAGTCTACATAGAGAATTAAAAATTACGGCACTCCAGAGCGGAATGCTTTTTATATCAGACTACAATTTAAGTAATCCTAAGCCTGATATGTACAACTTTAAAAGAGTTATTTGCTCTAGTGAATACGCTCCAATTTGGGGGCAATATAATACTTATTCCCCAGTACAATTAACATTTAAAGACTACTACGAAAACTTACAGCGTAAGAGATGTTAGATTAGGTTTTTTTGTTTTTTTCTCCTAATCGCAAAAGCCTTCTTAATTGAAGGTTTTTTTGTTTATAGCAATTAAATAATTTATTGTATCTTTGTATTTATGAAACGTAATTTAACAACTTATATAGGGGTATTGTTTATCTTAGTATCTCTATCTTTATTTATATTATATTTAGTAATGGCTTTTCAGCATAAAGAAGCTGTAGGGTTAAAGTCTTATTTTATATGGGGGTCTGCTTTAGTAGGATTAACATTAGTTATAATGCCACAAGATAAAATAGTACAATTAGTGTTTGATTTTTGGGAGGCTATAATACAAAAGATAACTAAATGAAAAAGATAATTATTTTAATAGCGTGTACGTGCTTATATTCTTGTATATCAACTAACATACCTAAGAATGAGAAAAAGGCTAAGAGAAGACTTAATAAACATCTTACAAATGTCAGGAAAATTATTAATGTATACCCTGATTTGTCAGATACTACTACTATACTTATTCACGATACTATTACATTAAAATCTCATAGCGTAGATACTTCTTTTATTAATAAATTAGATACGGCATTTATAGATAAGTTATTATTTGACTTTCTAAGTGAAGGAGACGGTACAGAAGTAAAAGAAAGGGTAAAAATAGTAAGAGATAATATAATAGTAGAAGTTTTAAAAGATACTTCTTTTGTTTATAGCGATTCCTTAATACACTTTACTTTTATAGTTAAAGGTGGTAAGTATTTCTTTAAGAATACAGTTAAGGAGAGGGCTTATAGCTATGTTTCAGAGACTAAAAACGTGATAGATACTGACTGCGATATTAAAAAAGACTTTTGGAAAGATTATAAATTTTGGTTGTTTCTATTAATTATTCTTATATTAGCGATTATTAAGAGTAAAATGGAGTTAAAACCTTAATTAAATAAAGAACTATGGGATATGAAGAAGGAGTAGGTATTGAATTATCAAAGCAGAAGAAACAAATAATAATAGATTTGTATAGCTCTGATAAACCTAGAAAAAAAATACAAGAAGAACTATCTGAAATTCTAAACGTATCAGAAAGGACAGTAAGAGCATACGCAAAAGCTCTAGGTATTAATCAAATACATTCTAACGTATCTAATGACAGGGTACTAGTCTACGATATAGAAACATCAAGAGTTAAGGTAGATGTTTGGAGTACTGGAAAACAATATATAAATCATAAACAATTAAGAAGCAAAACTACTATTATATCTATTGCTTGGAAATGGATAGGAGAAGATGAAGTTAAGTTTCTTACATGGGATAAAAACCATTGTGATAAAAAGATGGTTAAGGAGTTTCTAAAGGAATATAATAAGGCTTCAATGGTAGTAGGTCAAAATAACAATTCATTTGATAACAAGCTAATTAATACTCGTGCAGCATATCACAAGTTACATGTAGATAGATTTGTTAAGTCATTTGATATTTATAGAATGGCTAAAAGATACTTTCGTTTACCTTCTTATTCTATGGCTTATATGGCTGATTATTTCGGTCTTACATTAAAGCAATCTCACGAAGGTATATATATGTGGGAAATGATAGAATACGGAACTAAGGAACAGCAAGAAGAGTATTTAGCTAAGATGGTGGACTATAACAAAGGAGATATAGTTACTACAGAAGAATTATATATTACATTAAAACCTTATTTTGCAAGTGTTACTAATAATTCAGTGGCTAAAGGAGGTCAAAAATGGGCATGTCCTGTATCAGGAAGTAAAGACGTTAAACTATTAAAGACTATCTTTACAGAAATGGGAACGGTACAAAGGATATTATACTGTGAAGAGAGTAAACATCAATACAAAGTAAATAATAAGACCTTTATGGACTTTTTACAAAGAAATATGAATCAAAATTTTGAAAAATAAACTATGGGAAATTTAAGAAGTAATATGACTGATGAAGAGTGGGATAAGTTAGAGTCTAAAGTATTAAATAATAACCACTATGACAATTCAAAAGGTAGTTTATACCAATTTGCAGAAGATAAAGACTTAAATAGTTATGAGTTTGATATTATTAAAAGAGTTGTTAGATGTAGAAAAAAAGGTAGTTTTATACAAGATTTAGAGAAAACAAAATTTTTAATTGATTTATATATTGATGAATATGAAATATAATTTAAGTAATAGAAGTAAAACAAGATTAGAAGGTGTACACCCTTTTTTGATTGCGGTAATAAATGAAGGGTTAAAAGATAGCCCTGAAGACTTTGGAATACCTATGTATGGCGGTCTTAGAACAAGCGCAGACCAAAAGAAGTTATATGATAAAGGTAGAACTGTTGAAAGCCTAGAGAAAGGGGAAAAAGTAGTAACCTATACAGATGGAATAATAAGAGAGTCTAACCATCAAATGAAAGACTCAGGATATGGAGAAGCCTTTGATGTATATATTTACGATCATGCAACGGGTAGAGCTTCATGGAATGTAGAAAGATTAACTACTTTAGCTATACATTTAATTAAAACAAGTGAAAGAGTAAAGGATGCAAACCCTGAATTTAAAGATATGATTTTAAGCTGGGGAGGTAATTGGAAAAAATTTAAAGACTATCCGCACTTTCAAATAGAAAATATTTAGTATCTTTGTATTTCTTCAAAGTATAGTTTTTTTCATAGTTCTTCTATACTGCAAAAGCCCTTCATTATTGGAGGGTTTTTTGTTGCCTATTAATTAAAAAGAAAAATAAATACTAAAATAATTTGCTAGTATTAAAAATTGTATTACATTTGAACTGTCAAAAACGATAAAACTATGAAATCAATAACAGCAAATTTAACAAGTCAAGAAGTACAATTACCCAATAAGAAAACGTATATTTATGATATAGATATAAGCGGTTATAGTACTTATGATGACAATACAAACTATGAAGATATATACGATGTATCTTGTTATATCTTTAGCGTATGGGATTTAGAAGATGAAGATAATGAAGTTTTAAACCCTGAAATTATAGAAAGTATTGAAGCTGAATTAGATTTAGAAGATTTATTAAGAGAACATTCAAATTAAGAATTATGAAAGAATTAGAAGAACTTAAAAAGAAATTAATAGCATTATCTTTAGAAGGTAGTAGCGAAAGTTTTGCTCCATTAGCTACAGTTTATGGAGTAATAAATGAAGAGATTAAAAAACTAAAACAACTTAAAAAATAAAGAATTATGTATTTATCAAAAAAAACTTATAAGACAGTTACGGAATCTAACAAGGTTAAATTTATAGTAGCAAAATCATTAACAGAAGCTAGAATAATGATGTATCAATTAGTAGGTAGTGAAAATTTTACAATTAAAACAATATAGGAATTATGAACAAATTAATTAAAATACAAAGCGAGTTAAAAGCTCCAAAGAATCAAAGAAATAACTTTGGTAAGTATAATTACAGAAGTTGTGAAGATATATTAGAAGCGGTTAAACCATTACTTCTAAAGTATGAATGTAACCTAACTATTAGAGACGAAATACTAGAAGTAGGCGGTTTAGTATTCGTTAATTCAGAGTGCTACTTTTCAGATGGAGAAAACGAGTTACACGTATCCGCTCAAGCTGGTATTAATCCCGACCGTAAAGGAATGGATATAGCTCAATCATTCGGATCATCTTCTAGCTATGCAAGAAAGTACGCTTTAAACGGTTTATTTTTAATAGATGACACTAAAGATGCAGATGCAACTAACGAGCATAAGACAGAAGTTAAAAAGCCTAAAGTATTCACTCTAGCAGATATAGATAGAGCTATAACTTCAGGTAAGCAAAAGGATGCTTTAAAACTTATTGAAAGTGGAGATTATACAGCTACAAAAGAATTAATTGAAAAACTTAAAAAGTAATTATGGAAACACTAGAATATAAAGGGGTAGAGTTTGAAATAGACTACGAATACGACAAAGGACAAAAAGAAATATGTTATCCTACTGATGATGCTCAAGAAGGTATACCTGCTCATTGTATAATAAATGATATAGAATACAATGGAGTTAGTTTTTTAGATGTATTAGAAAATGACATTGAAGAAATAGAAGAAATACTTTTTAAACAATTAAACGATATATAATGATTGTATACAAAGAAATGGAGCAAAGGAGTAACGAATGGTTTAAACTAAGATTAGGAACTATTACGGGTACTAGATTAAAAGAAGTCTTTAAAAGTAATAACTTACCTTTAATAGATGAATTAATAGCAGAAGAGTTGACAGATATTACACCTCCTCCTATTTATGTTAACGATGCAATGCAAAGAGGTATAGACTTAGAGTCTGTAGCTATGGAGTTATACATTAAAGAAAAGTTTGTAGATGTAGAAACTCCTGCATTCGTTAGGCATTCAGATTTAGACTTTATAGGGTTTAGTCCTGATGGGTTAGTTAAGCAAGATGATATGTATGTAGGAGGTGTAGAAATTAAATGTCCTTCAAGTAAAAAACATATTGAGTACATTAGAATTAATAAGATACCTAACGAATATAAGTATCAAGTATTATCTTACTTTATTAATTGTGAAGATTTAGAATATGTAGACTTCATTAGTTATGATGATAGGGTAAAGATTAAGCCTTTGCATATTGTAAGAGTTACTAGGGATGAAATGCTAGTAGAATTACAAGATACTATTAAAGGTATTAATAAATTCAATGAAAAAAGAGCTAAGTATTTTAAACAAATTACTGAATAATGAAAATACTAAATTTATATGCTTGTTTAGGAGGTAATAGATACAAGTGGAACGAAGTAAAAGAAGATATTAAAGTGACTGCTGTTGAATTAGATCCCGAGCTTGCAAGATTATATCAAGAGCGTTTTCCAAATGATAATGTAATTGTAGCAGATGCTCATCAATACTTATTAGACCATTACAAAGAGTTTGATTTTATTTGGAGCTCTCCACCTTGTCCGAGTCATAGCAAAATTAATATAAGCCAATACACAAGAGAAAGTTGGACTCCTCATTTTCCTGATATGAAACTTTATGAGGAAATTATATTTTTAGATACTTATTACAAAGGAAAGTATGTTGTTGAAAATGTAATTCCATATTATGAGCCTTTAATAGCA